GACAACTGGCAGCGCCTGAAGAACGCATTCAAAGCGCGCTCGGGAGACTAAGTGCTCTACGGACTGGGTGGCCTTGGCCTGCTGAGCCTGATCCTTGGCTTCCTGCTGTGGCAGTCGAACGGCAAGGTCGACGAGCTGAACCGGGAACTTGGCGCCAGCCGGACCAACACCGAGACCGCCGTACATGCAAATGGCACGCTCAAGGCGTCGCTGCAAGAGTGTCGAGAGATCAATGAGCAGAACACCAGCCAGAAAGAATCAGCACTACACAAGGCCGAATTGGCGGAGGTTCGGGTTAGAGAGTTGGAAGCGCTATTGCAGGAATCAATCAATGACTTCGATGACACCAAGTTCCGGGACAATACGACATGCCGCACTCTGGCCGAGCCTCTGCCTTCTGATTTTGTTGAGCGCCTGTGCATCGCAGAGGCCGCCAACTGTAGTCAGTGAGGTTGAGACCGTCACCCTGACCCGCGAGGTGCTGGTGCCAATACCCGCCGGACTGACCGAGCAAGTGGACATACCACAACTCCCAGCCAACCCGGACACCATTGCCCTGGCTGCGGCCTACCGGGCGACCGTGATCCGGCTGCTGATAGCCAATGGCAGGTTGCGTGAGATATCTGAACTGCAGCCGTGATGGACTTCAAGGCCGTGATCATCACCGGCGCAATCAAATCAGGCAAGGTCCGTGCGCTGTGGCGTGACGGAATCCTGAAACTGTTTAACGAGAAAGGTAAAACCATGCAAGTCCAATCCAGCCAGCCAACCCGCCGTAAATTCTGGCGCTCCACATGGGACGCCGATACCGAACGCGGCCCGGTGACGCTCAGCGTCAAGTGCATGACCTGCGGCGGCTGGTGGAGGGTGGCAATGCAGGATGCAGAAACACTGTGGCAGGCTGATGGCTGCTAAGAAGACCGGGAGGCCAACTAAGTATAGTGGTGAGATTCTGAAACAGGCCAGAGCCTATCTTCAGAACTACGAGTCCTTGGGCGATGCTGTTCCTAGCGTTGCAGGGCTTTCTGTGGAATTGGGTGTCTGCCGCAAAACGCTTTACAACTGGGCAGCAGAGGACGAAAGGGAAGACTTTTTACACACGTTAGGGGAAATCGAGTCGATTCAGGAACGTGTATGTATCACCAAGGGGCTGAAAAACGAGTTCAATGCAGCCATCGTCAAACTTATGCTGGCCAATCATGGCTACTCGGACAGGAAGTCTCTGGAACACAGTGGGCCTGGAGGCCAGCCCTTAGTTTCAAGAATCGAAATTGTGGCCGGTGGCGACGGCGAGGATTGAGCTACCGCCCAAGCTGGTCCCGGTATTCACTCCAAATCGCGGAGAGGTTCAACACCGTGGCGCTTTTGGCGGGAGAGGCTCGGGCAAGAGCTTCAGTTTTGCCAAGATGGCCGCTGTGTGGGGCTACGCTGATCCCATGCGTATCCTGTGTACGCGGGAATACCAGGTCTCGATCAAGGAAAGCTTCCACGCCGAGTTAAAGGCCGCGATTGCTTCTGAACCGTGGCTTGAGTCTTTCTATGAGGTCGGCACGGACTATCTCAGGGCACCGAACGGGACCGAGTTCATCTTTCGCGGGCTTCGGCACAACATCAGCAGCATCAGGTCGCTGGCCAAGATTGACTTAACGATTGTCGAGGAAGCCGAGGACGCTCCAGAGGCATCCTGGCTTGCCCTTGAGCCTACCGTGTTCCGTCAGCCGTGTTCTGAATTGTGGGTGATCTGGAATCCGAGGGACAAGGGCAGCCCGGTAGACCAGCGATACAGGGTAAGCCCGCCTGACAATTCCGTCATCGCAGAACTGAACTATCCAGACAATCCCTGGTTCCCGGAAGGGCTGGATAAGGTTCGCAGGCGCAACCTGTCGCTGCTGGACCCGAACACCTACGCGCACATTTGGGAAGGCGCGTACCTGGAGAACTCCGACCGGCAGGTGTTGGGTGGTAAGTGGCGGGTTGATGAGTTCGAGCCTGGGGCTGATTGGGACGGGCCATATCACGGCCTTGACTTCGGTTTCTCGCAAGACCCGACAGCCGGGGTGCGCTGCTGGATTCACGACAGCCGGTTGTTTATCGAGCGCGAGGCGGTCGAGGTCAAGCTGGAACTGGATGACACCACCGAGTTTCTGGAAGACCGGATACCGGGAATTGCCAAGTACGAACTGCTGGCCGACAACGCACGGCCGGAGTCCATTTCATACCTGAGCCGCAATGGCCTGCCACGTATCGCGGCGGTCAAAAAGTGGCCGGGCTCGGTCGAGGATGGCGTCCAGCACTTGCGGGCCTACAAGGAAATCGTAATCCACTCGCGTTGCAAGCACACGCGCAACGAGGCGCGGTTGTACTCGCACAAGGTGGATCAGAAGTCGGGGCAGGTACTGCCGGACATCGTGGACGCGCATAACCACACCTGGGATGCGATCAGGTATGCGCTGGGCAAGATGATTCGCCGACGGGCCCAATCAAAACCGGTATTCGGAACCTATGGAAATCAAGACTGAAACGAACATACCCGATTCGACCAGCCAGGATTTTCAGGCGATGATCGAATACTGGGAGACCGTGCAGAATGTGGTGGACGGTCGGGGCGCTGTTGTGCGCGGTGCGGAAAAGTACCTGCCAAAGTTCCCGAATGAGACGAAAAAGGATTATGACTTCCGGCTTCAGACCGCGAAGTTCACCAACGTTTATCGGGATATTGTCGAGAACCTGGCACAGAAGCCGTTCGCGCATGAGCTGGCGTTGGCTGATGACGAATCGCCGGAACAGATCAAGGCCCTGGTCGAGGATATCGACGGGCGTGGCAATCACCTGCATGTGTTCGCGCAGGATACCTTTTTCAACGGCATCAACAAGGCCATAGACTGGATTCTGGTTGATCACAGCCGGTCACCAGGGCTGCGGACCATTGCCGAGGAACGCGAGGCTGGCGCCAGGCCGTACTGGGTGCACATCCCGGCTGAGGCGGTGATCTGGATTGAATCGGAGATCATTGCCGGGCGTGAGCAACTGGTAAAGATCAAGATTCTGGAGGAAAAGGGCCGGGTCAAGACGTTCATCAGGAAAAGCGGAATAGTCACCTGGACGGTCGAGGTTCAAAGCGGGGTCGCTGATAGCGGCTGGGTGGTAGAAGACAAGGGCACGCTCACCATTGACGAAATCCCGATGGTGCCGTTTGTTACCGGCCGGCGCCGGGGCAAGAACTGGCAGTTCAACCCGCCGATGCGGGATGCGGTTGATTTGCAGATCGAGTTGTACCAGCAGGAAACCGCGCTCAAGCACATCAAGGCGCTGACCTGTTTCCCGATGCTGGCCGGCAATGGCGTGGAACCGGAGCGAGATGAGAGCGGCAACGCCAAGCCGGTTCCAGTTGGTCCGCAGGCTGTGCTTTATGCGCCGCCGAACGGGGACGGAGAACACGGTGAATGGAAGTGGATCATCACCGAGGCCGAGACCCTGAAGTTTCTGGCCGAGGATGTGAAGGACACCATCAAGGAATTGCGCGAGCTTGGCCGTCAGCCGTTGACCGCGCAGTCGGGCAACCTGACCGTGATTACCACGTCTGTTGCAGCCGCCAAGGGCAACAGCGCCGTGCAGTCCTGGGCGATGTTGCTCAAGGATGCACTGGAAAACGCATTCCGGATCACCGCCAAGTGGCTGAACCGTGAAGGCGATGCGCCCGAGGTTCGGGTATTCACCGACTTCGGCGTGGAGGATCAGGATGAAAAGACACCGGAACACCTGCTGAAAGCGCGCGAACAGGGCGATCTGTCGCAGGTCACGGTGTGGGAGGAATTCAAGCGTCGGGGCATTCTCGGGCCGGAGTTTACGCCAGAACGAGAGCTTGAGCGCTTGTTTGAGGAATTGCCCGGCGAGGGCGATTTATAACGCTGCGGACGCAGCATCAGCAAACCATCGGATGAGGTAATCCATGAAACTTAAAACGGTTGAGAAAGACGGCACCACCTATGCCGAGGTGAAGGATGGAAATCCTGTATACATCGGCGATGACGGCAAGGAGGCCACTTACGACGCGCCTGCCATGCACACCAGTATCGGGCGGCTGAACCGCGAGGCGCAAAGTCACCGCGAGGCGAAAGAGGCTGCCGAGACCAAGCTGCAGGTGTTTGAAGGGCTTGACCCTGAAAA